GCTGTGGCTTCTGTGCCAAAGCTTTTGCTTAGCTCCTGATCTACGTGGGATAGGTTCTGCTTGACAGCAGTATCGTTCTCCCTCTGTGTCAGTGTCTTCTCAACAAGGCTCTTCAGGTGTTCCTCACTAATGCCATCAGTGGTGTTCTGTGCATTCGTGTTACCGTTATTATTGGGCACTCCATCCTTCACTGCGGTAGTGTCAGTGGCCTTATTCTGGAGTTGTTCAAGAACTTGAGCTTGATAATCTTTCTTCTGGATGTCCTCTCGCATGAGTGCTAGCTGCTCTTCTAGAGTCTTAATGTAGCCATCAGCTTCGAGTTTACCTTTAGCAAGAGTCTCAGGATTGCTCCAGTTATCTCCCTTTGCCTCTACGAGTTTCTGTACATAAGATTCCTGTGGTGAGGTCTCTTGTGCTTGATTCTCTGGGGACTGGTCGGTCTGTGTGGTTTCAGCACCGTCAGTAAATACCATGTTTTATTCCTTGTCTAGGTTGATAAGATCAAGCACCGTGGTTAGTGCTCGGTTGAACCCGATCCTATCAGCCTGTTTGAAAGCCCATGAAGGACTGTCATAGTCAGCAGTAGGTGGGATGTCCTTGAGCATAGGCCCAAGGATTTCTTGAAGACGGTCAAGGCTCTCACGGTTTGACAAGATAAGTTGTCGTATCTGTGCTTTCTCTTCTTTCGTCTTACATTCTTTTAGCCATGCAGTTTTCATTACAAGCCTTGTTCGATTGCAATCTGTTGCTCTTCTTCGAATTGAACCTGAGCTTCTGTGGCAATCTTCTGTGTTTCCATCTGTTCAACGACAGTGACGTTCTCACCGAATAGTGCTGGTTCACCAAGTTCATCTGCAAGTAGACGAGCAAACTCTTTACCTGACAAGTGAGCAGCCATTGTTGGGTCAGCTAGCTTAAGCTGGTACAGTTGTGTCAAGCTTTGTACACGTGTAGCACGTTCAGCAAAGTGACGAGCACCCATTGGAACGATACGTCCGTTAGCCTTGATGTCTTCCTTTGTGATCTGCTCAAAGAAGAACAAACCTGTGTCATCGTTAAGGACACGTACAGTATCTGCATAGTCCATGTTACGACGAGCTGACTCTAACATTGAGTTCAGGATTGGTTCAAGGAACACACGTTCGAAGTGAGCTGTCTTGTGCTGGAAGATACGACCAGCAGCTGTCATTAGCTGGTTCACCTCAAAGGCTGTCTTCTCCCCTGCACTACGGATACCCATAGCTTCACGTGGGGCACCAGCTAGCATCTCCATCTTGTTCTCTAGGTTCTGAATCTGGAAGTCAGCATTCAAAGCTGTTGAGTCAGGAACTAAGTAACCTACGTCACCCTCTTCACCCATGTAGATACGAGCAGCTGGTTCGAAGTCGAAGTCCTCTACGTCACCACGGATCTTAAGCATTGGGTAGGCGATCTGATCGAAGACATCAGCCTTCAAGTTCTCTAGGTGGTCGATGCGGTACTGCATACCAACGAGGTTGTCCAGTGGACCCATCGCATAGAGGTTATCAGGACGTTCACGCCACCCTGCATGGAACACGGGGGACTTACCTAGCCAACTAGGGTTCTGCTCATTAGAGAGGATGTATGAACGGTCTACGACTGTGATGACACGGTTCTTATGGAAGACACCTGTGTCGTTGTCATAGATGTCACCATAGAAGGTAAGAAGTTCTACGTAGTTAGATTCGTAGTATTCCTGCAAGGATGAGAAACCATCAGCAATGAAGCCCTGAGACTTTGACACATCAATGTCATTGCCTGAAGCATGTGCACGGTTACCTAGCATCTTCTCTAGGATCTGAGACATGTAGGCGTTGTCAACACTCTCCTCAACCTTACGAGCAATCTCACCGAGGGTGACAACTGAACGGATGATCTTAGGGCTGTCATCGAAGTCAGGAGCAATAGGGTTGAAGCATACATCAAAGGGGCTGAGGCGTACTAGACGAGGGCCTACATAGTTAGGTACGTACTCACCCATCTCGAACTCTGACACATCACGTGTGAACTCGACAGTAGCAAAGCAGTTACCGTACTGGATGTAGTCGTTAAGAAGTTTACTGACAGTCGTTGTGAAGTCAGACTGACGAATCTTGTTCTCCATGTAAGCTTGGATAACATCACGTTTGTTCTTGGTGGCTGAGTCTTGATCGTTAGCTTCGAAACGGAACCAACGCTTCTGTGGGAACAATGCTGAGAAGTAGTTAGCATGTAGGTTGTCAGCAATCTGTGTCAGCTTAGGAGTAGTTGTGCTGTTAGTCCACGGTAGCTTGCTGTTAGATGTAGTACGAGTATCTGTAGCATAGATGTAGTTACGTAACTCTTTCCATTCCTCTAGCTTAGGCTGACGAGCTTTATTCCAAGTAGTCCAACGATTAGCAATGTCCACAGCTAGTGCGTGTGGGTCGATCATGCTATCTAGGTCAATAGTTGTTCCAGCCATTAGAAGGAAACTCCACCAAATCTTTTGTTAAATTGTACCACGTTATCACGATCCCTACGGACGTTACGTGATGGTTTTATTGCCATGTCCACAACTGAAGCCAATGCGTCAATAACATCGTCGTGTGGTGGGTTACGGGATGACAACTCTTCCTCAAGTATTTGAGTATTACCACCACGGTAGTGCCACATACTAAGGTTGTCATAACGAGGCTCAAGGGCTGCTGAGATGCGTTCCTGTTTGTTGCCTTGGTGTTTGTTAGGTCTGAACTCTTCGATGCTCAGTGACAGGCCATGCTGCTTCACTAGCTCCTTGAGTTGTTTAACGATAGCTACCTGAGCAACGGTTGTCTCGGCTCTCATCTTACGGAATGACCACTTAGTTGATAACTGAAAGATATGATCAAAGTAATCAGATATACGGTCAGTCTTGAAACGGTCAATGTCTAAGACATACACGTTGTTCTCTGCATCAATGCCTATGACAACAATAGCTGTGTAGTCGGCTTTCTTTGATAAACTAAATGCGAAGTCAACAGCTGCATATACGTTAAGTTTGTTATCTCTGTAGAACCAGTAACCGTTCTCTTGACGTAGGTGCTTACGTTCGAAGTACTGGAACTTGTCACTACCTACAGGTACGTTGTCTGGGTCACTAGGATCGTTGTAGTACTGTGCACGGAACTGNCCCTTGTCTAGGTACTGTCCTCGTTTCTTAGCTAGNACTCTTCANNTCNAANCCNAACCACTTACCNTCTCTACGTTGACTACGAGGCCATAGCATCTGACCTGTACCGTCACCGTTNTCCTCTACTGGACGTTCAAAGATCTCATAGATAGTCTCTTCGCCTACCTTGTTACCGTCATCATCNTACAAGTCTTCCTCCATCTGGAGTAGATCGTTGTACAAGTCAGCTGGGTGATAACGAGTACCTACTACCCACTCCCTAGCTTCGGCACCCTCAATGGATGACAAAAGAGAGTATTGACTCTTTACTTTGTTTCTGCCCTCACCTGTGTAGGCATTCTCATAAACAACGATGTCGTCTAGAACTGCAATGTCACAGTGCATACCTGTAAGAGAAGTGGTAAGACCACCAGTGAAAACAGAAGGGTCACGTACATTCTCTTTCTTACGGGCGGGATGGTCCAACATGATCTCTGAGTTAGTCCACCGTGTACGTTTACCATCTTCAGGATGAACATGATCTGGCCAGTAACGACTATATATCTCAGAGGTTAAGATACTCTTGATGAAGCCTAGTTGTTTCTCAGCTAGGTTAGCTGTGGCTGAGATGTATAGGATACGTAGGGTAGGATCTTTAGTTAGTTCCCAAGCTACACGATAAGCTACAAGACGAGACTTACCGTGGTCACGAGGGAAGAGTAGGAGTTGGTGAGACTTGGAACCTTCCCTATCCCACCAGTTACAAACGTCTTCGTGACACTGCCCAAGAACCTGTTCAGGAGCTACTAACTTAATAAAGGTTACTAAGTCAGTCTCGGCTGCTTGTCTGATTTGTTCTAATGTAGCCATGGTATCCCAAGTTGATTAGGTTGTCAACCTTAAAGTTTAAGTTTAGCCAGCGATTGCAGCATTAGCAGCGGTCATATCTTCGGTAGTCCAGTAGTCTTTAGCTACCATGATTTCCAGATGCTCGACATTGCGAGACACTGTGTCTGCCCAATCATCATCGGACATATCCTCTGGTTGCCCAGCGTTAATCAGAGCAACTGAGTGACCCATTGCTGTGTAGTGTGCTGCGATTTCTTCTGTGGTTGGTGCGTCAGTCATAGTTATGCTCCTTCTAGGGCTGTGATACGTGCGGTTAAAGCCGTGATTGTGGATTGCTGTTCTTGGATTGCTTTGATGCAGAGAGATACCATGTTGCTGTAGTTTACGTTGTCTGGCCTACCTTCATCATCATAATCTATAAACTCCGTCAGCCCAACCTCATGAACCTCCTCTGCGATAAGTCCTCCAAAGACTTTACCATCATCCGTATTTAGGTCTTCATATTTAACAGGCCGTAAAGCTAAAACATTAGCTAAAGTTCTATCTGTATCCACAACATTTTTCTTGTACCTTATGGATGAGGTATTTCTAAATAAGAACCCAGATGTAGTATTTATACAGACATTAGCTGTCCCAGAAAAAGCGTTATTCATTATGGACGGACTGTATGTCGCCCCATTTCTATCATACAACCTAGGATTACCATCCCCATCCGACAGCACGATGTTGTTGCTTGAGGTGCGGATGTCCAAGCCGCCTTGGTTGCCGTTGTAGCTACCAAGGATGGTGTTTTTCTCGCCTGATGTTATTGATTTACCAGCGTCTTTCCCAAGGTAGGTATTGAAACTTGATGTTGAAGCGTTACCAGCAGCTTGTCCTAGAAAGGTATTAGACCTGCCAGTAGTATTACTATACCCAGCAGCTTGTCCTAGAAAGGCATTATCCCTGCCAGTAGTATTACTATACCCAGCTTGATACCCAACAGCAGTGTTGTTGGATGCGGTGGTGTTGTTGACAAGTGCTTGAAATCCAATACCAACATTGTTTGATCCTGTAGTATTTAGCTGGACAGCACCTCTACCCATAGCAATGTTATAAGAA